AAGGCAACATGTTTATGGTTAAAGGGATTGCCTGAATTAAAAAAAACCTCTTATTATCCACCACGTATAACGGCTAAAGGAAAGCAGGTTTGGGGCAACCAAACGGATAGCGGACAAAATAAGCTGCCACCCTCTAAAACCAGGGGACTAGAGCGGGCAGTGACTTATCAAGGCATAGCAGATGCTATGGCAGAACAGTGGGGTTAACAGCCCTTTAGTAACAGCAAGGATGTGGTAGGAGTTTAATTTATGGATACTAATTTATATTGGCAGTTAAGAGGAGATTATGCAAATCGCAAGAAAAAATTATCTGAATATACTAGAGAAGCCCTTGAGGCGGCAATCTTAGATGCTGAATATAATGATTTTCTGCGCACTAGGAGTGATTATGCCGAAGGCGAGTCACAAACTAGACCTGGGGGCAAAAAGCTTCCCTATATCGGCTGGTATTGGCGACATTTGCAATTTAGCGACGGATATTTGCCGCTTGGCAATTGTGGTGATTTTATCGGATTTATAGCTAATAATAAATGGGATTATCCTGAACGCAAAACAACATCCGAAGAATTTGAAAAAATCATGGTGATAATTGATGAGGCCATGAGACTTAACCAAGAGGGCGGCAATGTTGCGGAAATTAATAAAAACACTGCAAATAAATTGGATGAACTTTGGAATTATTTTTCAACTTTGAATGTGTGATTGAGACAAAGACTAACAACCCAACATAGGAGCGGGGTATGAAACCACATTTATATCAAGAAGAAAACGGCCTAATTCATGATTGCGAAGAAACTTGTTTCGGGCGCGATACTGTAGTTGTTTGGACTAAATGCGGGAAAGATGTTCCTGTAGGAATGTCCTTCAGGTCATGGGACGAAAAATCCGATTGTAAAGAATGTAAACCAACCACCCGACAATAGAGAATAGTATGATTGAAGAAAATATAACTCAAGAGCTTAAAGATTCACAAACCCAGGCATCTTTATTATTATGGCGCGAAAGATGTGACATGAAAATGAAGCTTGAAGCGTTGACGGAAATCTATCAACAAATCGATGAAGTTTTTGAAAATTTTGATTTATATTTTGATAGTATAAGGGATTTTGCATCAGATGTCAGATGCGAAGTGGAAGACTTACAACTAATGATTTGCGAACCTAATTACGCCCGTGAAGTTGAATATAATGAGATGTACGATGAATTACCTGAAGATATGGGGCTGCATGATGTGGCAACAGAACTGGCAGCTATGTTTGATGAAATCAATAAGTATATTGCCGAACATAAACCGATTATTTCGTGGGGTGAAGGAAAATGCAGAGCAAGACTAATAAACTCGTAAGCAAGGTCAAAGGTTTAATTTTAACAACTAAAGGAAAGAGAAAATGGAACTTACAGATAAGGTTATAAGTGAATTAGTTCAAAATATTAATGGATTAATTCAAGGCGCAAAAACAGAATTACCGGAAATAGCCTTGGAAATAATAAAGTTAGGCATAGGAGATGGAGTCATTTACTTAACTTGGTACTTATCTCTATTTTTAATCTCTTTGGTAGCAATGAAAATGCTTTATAGTAAAATACGTAATCTCATCAATAGTGACATGGACGGAGAGGAAAAAGCTATAAAATCCGCTGGCCTGGGGCTTGTTTTCTTTTTTGTTAGTTTGTTGTTTCTGAATTCTGGAGATAGAGTTTGCTTGAATGCGACGGAAATATACGAAACTCAAGTAGCTCCAAAAATGTTTGTATTAAAGAAATTATCCAAACTAACAAAACAAATTAATGGGAGAGAATAAATGTATCAAATGGATGATATTAAAAGTGTAACAATAGGTAAGTATGTAATTTACCAAAAAGGTTATGGAGATAATGAGGCTTTAATTTCAATTCACAAAATAGATGGTGAAGGTGGCGATATGTCAAAAGCTAAATTTGAAGAAGTAATAGAGAAATTTTATAATGAGAATTTCTAATAGCTCACGGGTAGGAGATAGGTATGGTTAATAAAAAATACAGGCACTATAAAGGTGGTTTATATCAAGTGATTTCTAAAGCCACAATGGAAAGCTCAGGCGAAGAAATGGTGGTGTATTTTTCATTACAAAACTATAAACACTGGATAAGACCAGTAGTGGAATTTGAGGCTAAGTTTGCCTTAGAAATAGAATAACATTCATTAGGATAAGGAGGAAGTATGACCGAATTAGAAAGATTGAAAAACCTTATAAAAGAACGAGACGTCTTAAAGCGAGCGGAATCCAAAAAATACCAATTGAATTGTGGAGATATACATATATTTAGAGACACGTATCCGGATACTACTGAAATTTTATTAGCTAGAGCCATTTTAGAATTATACGAATTAATAAAATCAACAACTTAACTATATATCACAGCTTGAAGCCGCGTTCGACTATATTACGGTAGGGAGTAAAATGGTTGAGATATGCTCTGATAGAGCAAAATTCATGATAGAAAAAAATAATTATAAATATGCAAAATAACTATTTACTATTAATATATTTTAATATATAACAATAAATATATTAATTTTAAATAGGTTAAATTTATGACTGATTATAATAAAGATTATGCGCTTCTTGTTACCAGATGGGCTATCGAAAAAAAAGCTGAACAACAGGCCAATTCAAAGCGTTTAGAAATAGAAAGTAAAATACTTGCAATAGTTAATTCTGAACTTAAAGAATCTGGCACTAATAATTTTCCAAATAACCTTAAAATATTAACAGGTTTTACTGCTACTTGTGATGGACAGGCTGTAAATAATTTATATCAAAAATATATCAATAATGAATTAAATATTGGCACTTTTGACTTTCCATTTAAGCACAAATGGGAGCCGCACATTAAAACTCTAGATGAAATTCATGCTTTTGATGCTAGTATTTATAATAAATATTTTGCAGATGTAGTTACTATTAAACCAAAGAAACCAACTTTTGAAGTTAAAAAGGATAAATAATATGACATTTTCACCAGATAAAATATTACAGAACACAGAAATAAGGCCACCTTTTGTATTACTATTTTCCCCTAATGGTCATGGCAAAACTACATTTATTGCAAGTATTGGTAGTAGTTTTATTATTGATACAGAAGATAAATGTAATGAAGTTGAAGGCGCTTTTAGATATGTACCAGAAACTTTTGCAGATATTCTTGCCAGTTTAAATTATATATTAAATACTGAAAAAGTATCATTTAGAGCCCTAGTTATTGACACTATGGACTGGCTTGAAAAACGTATACAAGATTCAATATGTGATACCTTTAAAGTTAAAACAGTAATTGATGATAAATGCAAAGAGCTTAATTTTGGCAAAGGTAATATCCTGGCTGCTAATATGTTTTTATCAGAAGTGTTGCCAATATTAGAAGCGATACGTAAAAAGCACAATATACCAATAGTACTTTGTGCCCAGCAAACTAAAGTATCAATAAAAGAACCTGATAAAGATGAATATAAGGTCGTAGATTTGCGTTTAGAGCCAAAACTTGCCGGTGCGATATCTGATAAAGTAGAGGCAAAATTATATATACAGCGTCGCTATAGCAAGGATTTTAAAGGATCTATGATACCTACTAAAGAACGGTATCTTATTACGGAGCCGCAAAAAGGCATCGCTGCAAAAAATAGTTTGCACTTACCAGATGAAATCCCAATAGGCGAACACACTGGGTGGAATGATTTTGTATCTGCAATTAATACTAATAAATCAATAAAGGAGTAAAAATATAAGATAAGTATTTACAAATAATAACTATTAATATATATTAAAAAATAATATAAACATATATAAAGGATTTGAACAATGAGTATAAATGTAGAAGGCTTTGATTATGATAATTTCAATCCAGAGGGTAGAACTTATCCGCCTAATGGTGATTATTTACTTGAAATTAAAGGTTCCGAAGAAAAGCCCTCAAAAGATGGCCATAGAATGATTAATGTACATTTTGAAATTGCAGAAGGCGCTCAAAAGGGGCAAAAATTTATAATTGGTTATTATGTTGGTAATCCAGATGCAGAGCAGGCAAAGTGGGCTTTTGAGGCATTAGGTAGGTTATATTTTGCTGCCACAGGTCAACGCCCTACAAGTCGTGGTTTTGATATGAAGAATTTAGATTTTAAAGTTTTTAATGCAACCTTTGATGCAACGCCAAATGCAAAAGGCGATGTATATGCAAAAATCAAAAATTTAAAACCTAGAAGTGATGTCCTGGCAGCTCAGACCCAACAATTAAAAGCTACTGGAACTCCCACTCCATCATGGGGTGCGCCTAGAAATTAAGGAATTCTTGTAGTTTTTTCAACTCTTCTACAAGTTTCGACCAGTCGGGAAAGTAGCGGCATGGGGTGGCATTTAAAGTTTTAAAGAGATAGGTGCCACCTCTCAACTTATAAAATGAGTATAAAAAAATGAAATACTGGGAATTATGTTTTTTAATAGCTAATCTGTGGGCAATAGCTTCAATATTTAAACCAAATGAAAGTTTGGGATGGGTTGCTGTTATATTTTTTGTATTAACTTTCTTTTTAATAATTGGATAGAAAATGTTAATTAAACCTCCAGAAATTTGTGATCCTCTTATAGATCAAATATTTCATTATATTGAATTAGAGGCGGCAAAAGAAAAACCAAGACAATATGTAGGAGCAAGCTCTATAGGCCATGAATGTGAATTATATTTATGGCTTAAATATAGACATCCTGAAAAAGCAGCACCAAGGAAAGCAAAGCTTATACTTGCTGCTAATGATGGCCACAGAAGTGAAGATTTAGCAGCTACTTATATTCGCAATGCTAATCCGGATATAAAACTATGGACATATAAGGATGATGGCACTCAATATGGGTTTTCTGCACTTAATGGAGAGTTTAAGGGGCATGTTGATGGTATAATTGAAGGTATACCACTTGCCCCAAAAACTCCCCACATATGGGAAAATAAAAGCTGCAATCAAAAGAAATTTGATGATCTAAAAAATAAAATAGAAAAGTGCGGCAGTAAAGGTGCACTAGAGCAGTGGAATTATCAATATTATTGCCAAGCAATAATCAATATGGATTATTTTGATTTAACGCGTCATTATATGACGGTATGGTTGGCCGGTAATAGGGATTTAATAACACTGCGTACAGAAGCGAATCCTTTACTTGCGACATCATTAACTCGCAAAGCGGAGCGTATTATCACTGCCACAACTCCACCAATTGGGATAAGTTCCAATCCTTCATTTTATAAATGTAAAAAAGATTTTTGCGAGTTTTCAGAAAATTGCCCTTCTATTCATCCTGAAAAGCGGGAATTATATTATAGAAGCTAATATTAAAATTAGCATTTAACACATTTGGCTATGAATTAAAAATAGTTTTGAAAAAAGATGCATTTAAGTAAAATATCCATTGCTATTTAGAACTATTAGAATATATTAATATACATTGAATAACTTAATAGGAAATTAATATGAATGATGCAGAATTAATAAAAGAACTTGGTATTTTTGATATAAGGATATCAGAGGCGATGAATGGAACGGTAAATACTAATAGAATTTGCATTGATTTTAAACAAAGTATCATCGGCTCTAAATATAAACATGATGATAAAGATATATCAAGTATACCTGGATTAATAAAATCTGAAGGAGCTTATATAGGACAAATAAATCACCGTTTTCATATAGCAAGCTTAGATAATGTTGGTAAAAAAATATTAGATCGCGCTCAGGCTTATAAAGATTTTTCTCTTAAATATGCCAGAGAAGATGACTAAAATGTCTTTAAAACTTCGCGATTATCAATTAGAGGCGGTGCAATCAGCTTTTGATTATTATGATTCCGGCAAAACGGGCAATCCTATAATTGTTGCTGCTACTGGTGCTGGAAAATCTCTCATTATCGGAAATCTTATCAAGCGAATAATGGAATATCCAAATCAACGAATTATAATGGCAACACATGTTAAGGAGTTAATAGAGCAAAATTATTTAAAACTTGTTAATTTCTGGCCTAATGCTCCCGTTGGAATTTATAGTGCTGGAATAGGCAAAAAACAAGGATGGCAAGATATCGTATGTGGTGGCGTGCAATCCATGTATAAAAAAGCTCATGTATTGGGTCATAGGGATATAATTTTAATTGATGAATCGCATTTACTTTCACCAGACACTTCTGGCATGTATATATCATTTATAAACGATTTAAAGAAGATTAATCCATATTTAAAAGTTATAGGCTTGACTGCTACACCCTGGCGATTAAAAGGCGGCAGTTTATTAAATCAAAAAAATGCAATATTTACTGATATTATATATGAGATTGGTATAGGCGAGCTTGTTAAAAAAGGTTATTTATCTCCGCTTGTAAGTAAGTCCAGCATTATCCAGGCGAATATGTCCGGTGTTAAAATAACGGCGGGGGATTTTAATTTAAAACAAGCCGAAAGTGCCGTTGATAAAGAAGAATTAACCAAGGCCGCGCTTGATGAGGTCGAGCAATTAGCGATAGATAGAAAACATTTTTTATTCTTTTGTGCTGGTATAAAACATAGCGAGCATGTAGCAGAGGCGCTAGCACAAAGAGGTTGGGAAGTTGCTATTATAACTTGTAATACTCCAAAGCTTGAACGTGAGGTATTATTAAGAAATTTTAAAAATTCAACAACTAGAAAAGCATTAATTAATAATGCTGTACTTACAACTGGTGTGGATTTACCAAATATTGATTGCATTGTGCTTCTGCGTGCTACAGCTTCTAGTGTGTTATATTTACAAATGCTTGGTCGCGGGATGCGCCTTAGTCCAGAAAAAAAGAATTGTTTAGTTTTAGATTATGCCGGAAATATCGAGCGGTTTGGCGCAGTAGATTTAATACAGATTCCCAAGGATAAAAATAAAAATAAAGATGGAAAGCCAGCAATAGCACCACAAAAAATATGCTCTAATTGTAGAGAGCCTGTTTTAATAATGCTTAAAGAATGTCCTTCTTGCGGTTATCAATTTCCAGAAACAGAAAAACAAATACATGATGAAATAGCTACTATTGCGCCAATTATGAGTGCGGAAATAAAGTCTGAAAGATTTGAAATATTAAAAGCTAAATACTCATCTGGTGTTGATAAAAATGGCAATACTTATATACGCATATCTTATTATGATAATTGGGGGTTAATTGCCAGTGAATTTATTCACTTTGCATATAAAAAATCGGTATTATACAATTGGTTTAATGATAGAAAGCAAAACGAGGGTAATATTAAATGCCCCATAAACGCAGAAGAGTTGCTTGCAAGGCAAGAAGAATTTAAAATCCCAAAGGCAATATATACTAAAAAATCAGGTAAATATCAGGAGGTTGTTGATTATGAATTTTAAAATAGATGCTAAAGAAAAACAGAAACTTCTGAATTCTTTAAATTTAATACAAAGTTTTGTTGAGAATTTAGAAGATCAGAAAAGCTGCTATAGTTGTAAACATTATGTTGATTCTATAGGTGGTTGTGAATTATATATGCAGAATCCACCAGCGCATATAAAGCCAATAGGTTGTGAGGGATGGGTTATTTTTGATGATATTCCATATTAGATTAATATAATGTTAATTTCAACTAACTTGCCTTTTATATCGTTCCAAGAGGCAAGCGTAGCTTTCAAATAGCGTCTATCATCACCTTGTAGTATATTTCTATATACAAGAAAATCAGTTAATGCCTTGGCATAGTTTTCAGCATCTCGAATCCTATTATCCGGATGATTCAAGTGATATTCAACAATACAACGCTGATTTAAAATTGGTATATTTTGTTTATTAAGTATTAAATTAGCTTGCTTTATCCATCTTTTATATGTAGCACTTTTTATACGTATTTTGTCTACAGTTGGATATAAAGAATTAACACTGGGCGGAAAAGGTAAATAAAATTTAATCATATATTAAAAAAAACTTGCATTGTATTAGATTTTAATATATATTTAAATTATTGCTAATGCAATATCAAATTTATGGAATTATATGACAGAAGAAAATATTCAAAAAATAAAACCTAAGAATGCTTCATTTTATATCTTGCCTGAAAGATTTAAACAATTGGCAGAACTCGCAAGAGAAGATAATAGAAGTGTCAGTAAATATATTTGTATGCTTATTGAAAAGGCTATAAAAGATAAGAAACAAGAAATTTAAATAATTATATTAATAAATAAATTATTCGGTATTATGTAGCAAACACACCTAGCAATTAAGGACTTTATCACGTCAATTTGCTAATATTCCTTACCACTTAAAAAGGAGTTTTAGTAATGAGTGAAATTATCGTTAACGGCTTGATAAAGCGCAAAGAAGAAATTACCACAGAAAAACGGCATATGCAATTGCAATTGAAAGCAATGGATGCGGATATTGCGCATATCGCCGCCACAATCAAAATATTTTCCCCAGAATATTCTGCGCCTAAAAAGGTTAGAATTGCTTATCGCATCCTTTACATTTAAAGATTTGACGTGCTTTGTATTGGTAAACAGCAGCACAATTGCAACGTGGACAAATAGGATTGCCCTCAGTAGAAAACCAACGGATATTCTTAAAAGTCTCAAACGCCTCTTTATCAGACATGCGAAGAACTTTCGCCAAACTAAGCGTCCTTGCCTTTGCTGATAGTAAAAAGTGTTGTGACATTGTAAAATCATTGAATTTGATGTAATAACATCATATATAATGATGATTTACACTGTTGTCAATGAGAAAAATATCATATATGATGATTTTTGTAATTATTTATGAGGTTTTATGAATAACGAGGAATGGCAAGAGAAGGTTAAGGGAATCCTAAAAGCAGAGCTAAAACGCCGCAACCTTGGTTACAAGGAACTTGCAGATAAGTTAGAAGCAATCGGAATAAAGGATAGTGAAAGAAATATTGCTAATAAATTAGCGAGAGGAAGTTTTACCGCTGTGTTCTTTCTACAATGCTTTATGGCTATTGGATGCGGCACTATTAGATTAGATGATGTTTAAAATACACTAATTTCTTATGGACATTCTGTAGTAATTTAGTATTATGCCCCTGTGAGGGATCAATCCCTCACAGGTTGATATTCACCTTATTAGGCGTTTATCAGGCTTGCACTAATAAGAGCGATGGCTGCAAAACCACCATTTCTCTCATCATATTAACCATATGATGCCTCCTTTTTTTGATTCGCGTTAATAAAGGGCAATTCTTGCGAGCTACCGTTAACAACAGGGGTTGCTGAAACAACCTCTGTTGTATTCTCCGACTTTTCAGCCGTAGAATTCTGATTATCTACAAGTCCCCAGCCCAAAGAGCGATTAGGTACAAATAGATTTTTTCCCTTCGATAGATACCAACCTAGATGGCTTTCTGTTATCGGGAAGTTATTCAATTCAAAATATTCTCTTATTTGGCTCCTGCTTGCGTAGCCGCCAAAATAAAGAATAGCTTCTATTGCGAGAGTTTCTATTTTCTCTTTCTGCCCCTGACCATTTTTTTGTCTAGGCGCAACTGCAATTATATTTGCTTTATTTATAGGAACAATTTTTGTGTCGATTTCCTGTTCATGAGAATTTCTATTAGGCACTTTTCCACCAAACCCAATTATAACACTTTCCAGAAGCTTTACTTTTTGGTAAGCCTCTGTTTTTAGTATCTCATTGTGCCAGTGAGTGTAAGCTTGATAAGCCTCGCGAAGCAAGGAATCTGACATGATATTTCTCCTTTATGCAATCGTATATATATTGCGCCGATAGAAACAGCAATAGGATTTAATGAGATTCGTTAGATATTTTATTGGATAGATTTATCGTTGCTAATAAGCAACACTTTTTATTGAAATTCGGTATATTGACTTTAGGTGTGTTTGCTACATAATACCGAAATTATTTGGTATCGAAAATAACAGCGGAGATTTGAATGGGATAGGTTTAATATACACCTATTTTATACCTATATTAAACCTATATAGTTTGTATGCGTTTTATGTGAACATGTATACAAACTTGCTGCTTTGTATACATTATAATATGAAAATGCTTAATCGATCAAGAATGGGAAAATAAATTAAATTTTAAACTAAGACACTACTTTGGATAGTTTTTTCTTGACTGGCAATAAATTTATGTATAGTTTGAGCGCGTAAGGGTTGGTTCACCATTGGTGTTATTCTCCTTTATATTGTTGATAAAACCCGTATCTTTATGTCGCAAAACATATTTAAAAGATACGGGTTTTTATACATTATAATAAAATTTACGGACGGCAAGATGGCATGAATTTAGTAGATTGATACTAGTAAAACAATCGAATTATAAGTAAGTAATTTCCGTTCACCAATCTACTGACAAAGTGACCGCCAAGTCATTTCGTGAACTAAATATTTCCTCTTATCGTCAATAGTAAGCTGACTTTCATGTGAGAAATTAAGCTGTTTATCAGTTAAGCAATAATCAATCCCGCTTAACTTGGTTGTCGTACAGCTTGTTAAGCTTATCATCACTAAGAGAATTAATATCATTTTCAATTTTATCACGTGTAGTAACTCCTTTTAAGGTTCCCATAACCTCTTTACGCTCCTGCGCTATTCCGCCATCACTCCGTACTTTAAAGTAGAATAGAACAAAGCCAAAGGCTATTCCGCCCCATTTTACTATTGATAGCCAAAAAGGTTTGAGAAATTCTAATATCATTTATAATCCTTACTTTGATTTATGAAGCGACCAATAATCCCAAAAATAGAAAGCACACTAATAATTTTAAATACCACCGCCTCTGGATAATAATGTAATATAATTTGCTGCCATTCAGGTGGGAAAGAATTCCATTCAGTTATTACATATGTTGATAATGCAGATAATGCACCAGCAATTGCCATACAATGTACTGATACCCATTTATAAGATTCTTTCCAGTTTGAAACTATTTTCATTGCCTTAAGCTCCTTTATTGTATTAATCACTCAATCCATTCTCATAAATCCGGCCATCTATAGTACGCAATACATTCTTTCTATTGCCATTAGCTACATAAGAACAATGAATCCAGCTACGCTCTAAAATAAGCTGATCAAAATCTAAATTATCACGGATATATTCAGCAATTATCATGTTGGATATGCCGGTAACAATAAAATCAACTGCCTCACCCTTGGTATGTTGCGAGTTGGGGTTATTACTTATTATTTGATTTAATGCTTGACATCGATACCAAGAATTAATGGCAATTGGTTTGCCAAAGTTTTCTCTAACTTTTTCAAGTATATTATCGGCAACCAATTTAATTTTAGGTAGCAATTCATCCGGTACGCTATTATCCATTTGTAACTTAACAGCTACATTTGATTTTATAACTTCCGCATAAGTAAAATTCTGCGATATTTTTGGATTGTTCATTTTTTATAATCTAAATACATTTTTACTAAAAGATAGGCGACAAAGCAAACTGTGGAACCCACAGAAGCCATTGCAGCTCCCCCAACTAACATAAATTTAATACTTAATTTCCACTTAATTAAATCAGAAATTGCTGACATAGCCTCTTTAAAATCAGAACGCAATAAAACCAATTCTCCAACTATATCCTTATGATGATTCTTTATAATATTAAGTTCACCATTTTGACTTTGAAGATGTCCGTTTGTTTCATGCTTAAACTTCCTATGAAGTTCATTTTCATTTTTTAATATAGAAATTTCTGTTTCTAAAATGACAAGCCTTTGTTTCATTAGTATTTCTCCCTTGATGATCGCAATGACGCACTTCCTGTTCCTGAAATTATAGAACGAAGTCTTACGTAATATCCAGCAGGAATATCTGTAATTACTAAATTTTGCGTGCTAGTATGAATGCTCTGAAGTGCCAATGCCAAAGTGATGGTTTGTTCTATACTTATGCGTCCATATTCAATCCAATCTCCAGCAGTTGTAGAATTGGTAGCACAAATCTCAAGAAGCACGGAAGCGGAAGAAGCTCCACCAATGGTAGATGTGCAACTTAAATCAATAAAATAAGCAACATCAACAATTTTTGTTGAAGATAAGACATGTCCTCCAGCAGATGTTGAAGTTACAATCGTTACTGATGTCGATGTATGAACTGTCCGGTCAAGATAAGCTTTATAAGTATCAGTAAAGTCGTTAGCTGAAAGTTCTTTTCCTTCAACTTTATCGACTTTATTATTCTGTAAATCTTCATTATCTGTTGCAACTGTTCTGGTATTTACATAGCCGGAACGTGCGGATGTCCAGTAGGAATTAAGGTCGTCAGGAGTTTGGATTGTAAGATTAGATATTTGAGTAATAGCTCCTGCACAAATATCGCGAGTAGCTTGAATATAATTTGAGAATGCCTCAAATAACTCAACAACCTCGCCATTAGTTAAAGAAGAACTTGAGCCATCAGAAAATACCACATTTCTACTATCGGTTTTATTTTCCCTGATTGCCTGAATAGATATGTCATTCCAAGGGAATTGCTGAAAATCGGAAACATTATAATTAGTTTCATTATAAACAAACACACCTTCCGTATCATCATTAAGTTGCAGCGCTAGGGCTTTGGCATTTAATGACGCGCTCGACCAATACCAAATAAGATTGACAAAATCCCAAGAAATAGTAGCATCATCTGGATATGTTTGTATATTAACTAAAGTCCAACCATCAGGTATTGGGTCTAAAGGAACATCAACTTCCAAATCAAGAAAATATCCAGTTATAGAATCAACATAAAAATAATTAGTCATAAAATTACCTTTTTAAATTTGTTAAATAAATATTTTATTATTGCATGGTTACAGTCATAGTAGAATTAGTCAGTACGGTTGTAGAAGTCGCATTGCTAGTTCCTTGCGCAGCAGAAAAGTTTAATGTACCTGCAACGTTAACAGTTATAAGTCCACTAAAAAATAAAGAAATATATTGATTAGAATTTCCCGCCATATTGCTGGATAATGCCGTAATCAGTGTAGTTGCATTATAAGTGGTAGGCCCCGCATTAAGACAGGATATCCTCATCGAGGTGACTGTTAATCCGCCCGTAGCAGTTAACTGAGCGTTGATACCACCAGATGCGGCTGATGCGCCCATAATGACTCCGCTCACAAAATAAGTTTGTCCAGCAAGCAAGGCAACAGAAAGTCCGGTAACAACTGACTGAGCGGTAGATGATGTTTTAGTAAGGGTTGAGCTGCATTGAAGTATAACCGAGCCACCAGCGCAAGCGGTCACATCTCCAGCAGAAGCCACCCCTAGGTTTGGAGTTGTAAAAACAGGCGAAGTTGCAAATGTTAATTTACCACTTCCTGTTTCATCCGAGCATCCTGCCAATATTTGAGCAGAAGTAAAAGTACCAAAGGATGTAGCATTGCCTGATGATGTTATAATCCCTGTTAGATTGGCATTCGTGGTTACTGTCCCAGCAGTTAAACTAGCTGCTGTACCAGAAATATTTGTGCCAACTAAAGCAGAAGGAGTGCCAGCATTGCCATTAAAGGTAATGAAAGCACCAGAACTTCCAACACTTATAGCTAAAGCAGTTAATACTCCAGTGCCTGCTCCTGTTATTCCACTTACTGGAACTGCGCCACATGTTAAACTTGCAGCATTTCCTGTTAAACTCTTTCCAGAACCAGAGAAAAATGCTGCTGATAATGTGCCATTACCCGCAGCAGCGTTATATGTAAGTCCACTATTAGTTTTCATCTGCTGTGATATAGTGCCAGAATCATTAGCAAATATTATAAAGCAAGTTGTATCCGTAGTTTCATCAGCAGTTGCTATGGTTTGAGGAACGATTGCAGCCGTACCGTCAAAACTAACTCCACCTATATTTCTAGCAGTAGCTAATTTAGTTGCTGCACCTGCTGTCAAACTTGCCGCCGTGCCAGTGAAATTAGTGGCCACACCTGCAGAAGGTGTTCCTATATCCCCACCTTGAAAATATGCAAATCCAGTTCCAGTTTCATCTGATAAAACTCCTCTTAATTGTGCCGAAGTCGTTGCGGCAAATTGCGAGAGTGGATTAGCAACCTTTCCAAGTAATGCTTCAAAAGTTGCCGAAATATCAATAACTGGCGTTTGTCCACCCGTAGAGGTTATACGACTTGTTGTGCCAGAAACAGAAGTTACATAAGAGCCTAAATCATGTGGCACTAAATCCCAATTAGCACCCGTCTGCCCTGGAGTATCTACAACTGCAATAATCAAGTCACCAGGAGTGACTGCGGTTCCGCCCAATGTACCGGAAATAGAACATATCCAAAAATCACCTTTTAAAATTGCACCAGCTAGGCCAGAGCCTCCAGTCGCAGGAAATAAATTTGTTGATGCATCATAACTACCACGATAGTCTAATAATCCCACTACTGCATTATCGACATAATTTTTAGTTGCAGCATCCTGTGCGCTGCTAGGGTCAGTTACGTTGTTTATTAAATGGGAGTTCATATTTAAGGCTTGAGCCTGACTACCAAGAGAAGTCAAAGAAGATGCAGTAACACCTGCTGCTAAAGTTGTACCAGTTATATTAGCAGCAGCCACGGAACCCGCCGAGCCAGTTGTATTTTGATTTAGGGTGGGGAAGTCTCCCGCAACTGCTATAGATAGTACGCCCGTAGTAGTTGTGTTTTTTACTATGCCCGTTGCCAAAGCACCCATAAATTGAGCGCCTGTTAATGAAGGGTCAGCACTACCCTTGCAAATAAAATTATTACTAAAAGAAACATTCGCAGAGCCATCAACTAAGTTACCTCCAAGCGAACGACTCGTAGTCCATTTTGCAGCACTTCCAGTAGTATTTTGATTAAGGGTAGGAACATCGCTGGCAAGTATACTTCTAAGAGCTGGATTGCCACTACTACCATTTGGCGTAGCATAAAATAATTTTGCAGTGCCTGAGCCAAATGCATTACCAATATCAGTGGCAGTAGCTGCTGCCACTGCCCCAGTACTTCCTTTTAATACTCCTGAAATAGATGTAGCAAGTGTAAATGTCTGAGTTGAACCAACTACTCCTATAGTGCCGGAAAAGCCATTACTGGAAGCAACCGCAAGATTAAGAGGAACAGGAGAAAAATTTATTCCAGTTGCTCCAACTATTACGTAAGGAGTTTCAATATTAAATACCCAATAACTACTGATTTGCGTATCTCCATCAAGAACACATACTGTTACGCCTTGATATACATTGGAAACATTATTGAAATCACTTCTACGAGTGAGGATATAAGGATTAGAAGCATCGCCAGCTTGGGTAACGTCATATATACCATTAGTTACTGGGTCAACTTCATTATTTATAAGAAGGTCATCAGTACTATCAACACCATGTCCATCAACAGTCAATAAGCCATTTGAATTACCTGTTAATGTAGCACCAACACCATCATTATCTATACCATTGTAATACGTATTAGCTGGTAAAGCTGCTATTGTTGCTAAGGTAACAGGAATTTTACCACTACTTCTATTAAAAGTTTGATTGCCAACATCATGTGCGAATTGTGTTGTACTAATAAGATCAGAACTATCTGCAATGGCTTGTGTACTGGTCGTAGGATTGCCAGGTAAAACAGCATCAGAGCCAAGAAGTCTGATAGTGCTATTTTGTATATTAGAATTTAATGTATCACCTGTTAAATTATTAGCATCTACGCCTATATCAATATCTTGACCAACTATATTTATAGTAACAGAACTATCTGAAGATGTAATATTTACAGCACCAGTTAAACCATTAATATTAGATACTCCTCCTCCACCACCGGTAGTCGTCAACTCTATATCTTGGCCATTTATATTTATACCTACAGAACTGTCTGGAGATGTAAGATTTACATCACTCCCTAGAGCATTAAGGGAATTTACTGCAATAATTGGTGTGGTAGTAATAGCTGTTATTTGCCCTTTACCAGTCGCTGTAACTACTGCTGAATTTTTTCCATCGCCAAAGGTTCCAACATCACTATTAACAGTTAATAGTGTTGTTGTAAGATCACCACTTGATGTTGTAATATCGCCAGTAAGTGCTGGAAATTGAGCTGCCTGTAAAGTTCCTGTAACTCCCGTAGATAAAGGAAGCGCAGTACAATTAGCTAAATTACCAGCGGTAGGTGTATCTATGTTTGGGGTTATAAATTGCGGAGAATTGGCAAGCGCAACAGAGCCAGAACCAGTGATACTGGCGAATCCTGTATAATATCCGTTCCAAGAGGCGGCGGAAGTTCCAGAGGCTAAAATACATGTATACGTTACTTGTGTGCCACCAATTTGTGCAATAATATTATTGCCACCTGAAGATTGTCCTGTAGCAATACCTGTGCTATTATTTATAATTTCATACCCTATACCGGTTTGAAGTGTGCTTGCCACAGGAAGTTGTACAGCAATAGAATTAGAGCCAGTTAAATTATTAATAGGCTGGCTATTAGCCGACAATCTTAATATTCCGGCAGCAGTTGGAACGGCTCCATAATTAAGAACGATATTATTTAAAAAACCATTATTATTAGAATCCCTCTTAAGAAGAGTATTGGGAGTAGTTGCTGTTGCTTGACCGCTCCCTACATAACTTGTAGATGAAACAATAGTTGGTGTTAATGTACCTGTACTTGGGTTAAAAGTTAACTTACTGCTTGTAGTTTTTAATGGAAATGCACCCCCTGTACCAGTAGCCCAAATTAAATCCATTGATGCATTTGTACTGGCATCATTTACAATAGTGCTAGTTGTAGATTGAATAATGCCGGTTCCATTAGGAACTATAGATGCTCCCGAATCTACAGTCATAGTTGCAGTTGTATTATTACCACTAATTATATTACTAAATGATGAATTTCCACCGCCGGTAGATGCTATAGTAATGGAACCATTACCATTAGTAATTGTAATATTACTACCGGCAATAATTGTGGCAGAATCTAGGCCACCAGTTGCAGAATTGCCTATTAATAATTGGCCGTCAGTATAGCTAGTTTGTCCTGTGCCGCCCTTATCAACAGATAAAGTGCCGGTAACATTTGAATCAGAAAGATTTACTGCATTTGCAGTTAATATATTGCCACTTAATGATAAATAATTTTCGCCATCAAGAATAACAACCCCAGGAGCTCCTGGTTGCCCAATACTAGAAAATTGTATGATAACCTGATCGTTTAAAACTGATATTTGAGTACCAATCTGTTCTATTGATACCTTAGAAACAACCTGTTCTACTGATAATTGCGTACCAATTTGATCAATAATTATAGTTGACATTATGGAATCCTTGTATTGGCAGTGCTTATTTCAAAAAATCCCTTAATAATTTCAGTATTTATTGGTGGCATTGAGGGACTTATTGTCCATAATTCAAAAACATATTGTCCTTCAGGAATACTTTCAGTTTGTGAAGAAAGTAATTGCAAAATAATAACACTATTAGCAATAACTTGTGATGCTACAGTTTGACCTATAGTTACATTATACGTACCAATTCCACCGGTTCCGGATACAATGCCTGCAATATATGTATTTGGCAATATACCAACACCAGCCACTAACATACCTACAAAAATAGTCCCACTTGTAATTGCACTTACAGTAAGAATATTTCCAGAAATAGCGCCAGTATACGATGTTATAGTACTTGCAGTTATGCCGCTTCCTAATGAAAGTGCTATTTGTACAGGGAAATTTATTGTACCTTTAAAGGTAAAACCTGTAATATCATAAGGTAATGTAATAGCAATAGGTGTATTTTCACCTTGCGCTTGCTTAACAAGAAGTTGATTAGCGCATCCACAGGCATCATTGATAATTTGTATAGACATTTATGCTATCTAACTCCATTTTGCTAACAATACTGCCGATACAGTCGCGATATCTGTTGCGTTTGTAAACACATTTTGACCTATCAGTTCGGACATTTTACCATGGTAAAATGTATTATCATTGGTGGTAACGCCCATTCTAATTAATGCTGTAGGAAGACTTATAGAGCTAGATGTATTCTGGTTTCCTATTAACACACCATCACGATATATATTCATCTGGCCACCTTCTGCGGCTGTTACTGTAAATGCAAAAACATATGGAGTGTCAATAACTCCACCCCATGGGGTCGACAGTCTGCCACCTCCTGCCTCGCTACCAAAATCAAAATAGATTGTACCACCAGCAAAAGGACAATGAAAATTAAATCTATTCTCACTATCATCTGGATTATTACATAAAATAGAACTTGGCTGCACTACAGTATCATTCAATATAAAATAAAAAGTTCCTTCAGTGCTAAAATTAGCCAAAGCATGGGCAGTAGTTTGCATGAAGTTGCTAGAGCCATTAAAATTTACACCAGGATGACTATTATATGATGAATTTTGAAATGTTGGCTTTGAAGTCGTGCCAATCATCGAGAAGTTATTTCCTGATAAATCAGTCCAGGTTGTTAAAGCCCCATCTGAAGGTTGCACACCCGTACCAGCAACATTACTCGCATCATAATGAAATTGAAGCCCACGCGATATGATGCTAGAAATTCCACTAGATAATAATGCTCTCCTGCGTCTTCGTGACATATTTAGCTCTGATTAGCATTTATAATTACAGTAGCACTTGTAGTCCCAGCCGAACAATTGGGTCTTATATAAAGAGGAGCTTCTGCAATTAACATTCCACCCGCTGCAGCAAATGCTATTGATGCACCTAAATTATTAGTTAATGTAAACCAATTCGCATTACCTGCGTCACTGATAACTCTAGGGTCATTGCTACCCTGCATAGTAATAGCAGCACCAATAGTTCCAAAGCATTGAACAGTTTTATCTGCAAAACTTGAATATGGCATTGGAGCGCCGGTATCTCCACCAGTCAATCCTGTCCAATTAGTGACAATATTTGAGCCAGTTTCAGAAGGTATAGTAAATGGAACTATTGTCATAAAATTACCTTAAATTTATTTATAATTTTTAAAAATATTTAATTTATTTAATTTAAGAAATATTGAAAATAATATTATATAATTATATTATAAAGCAAACCAAGTATTATTAACAAAATCCCATTTTTGATTTGCATCATTCGGCGCTTTCGGCACTTCAATGGCTCCCTGTGGAATTAATTGAATAATATCTTCCCATCCAGTATAAATTTGCACACCCTTCTCATCATAAGAAGGGCTTAATCCACAAAATCCACCTATATAATTTCCAGTATTATCTACATAATATTTTGTTTTTTCAGGCATCTTTTTTTTCCCTAATAAATACTTGCTACAAAAATTGTTTGCCATTTTGTATTGTCTATAATTATTTCTGCTCCCGTATCTTTTCTAAGAATATCATAAGAACCAGCATTATTGGCATATCTTATAATTATATTGGTAGCATCCGCGACTATACTCGCTCCC